GCCTCAATTGGTTGTTAAAAACGAAGTCGACCAAAAGACAACATATGAATTAAGATATCCTGGGGATAAAAATTTAAAAGAATTTGTTGGCTCTGAAGATTATGACGCTTGGCCTGAAGTCCAATTTGTTGAAGAATATATTCAAGCTTTAACTGAAAGAGTTACAAGAGATACAACAAGTAATGCTATAAATAATGAAGAAAATGATGTTAGACGAACATCAATTAATGCTATTGAATTCCCAATAACTAATGCAGTTTATTTCAATCAAGAAACCGTAAAATTTTTATATGAAATTTTTGAAAGGATAAAATATGTAGTCTATTATAGTAAAATAAATAGAGGTAATCCATCTATTTTAGTTAACACTATTTCTGAAATAGAAACAACAAATATAAAAGAAAGTTTTAGTAGTAGTTTACCTTTAAATTTATTAAATAATTTACAGAATCTATCAATAACATCATCAAATTATGAAAGTGTTTTGAAAGAAATTTCAAATACCTCAAGTTGGCCACTTTGGATAAGAGGTAGATTTGTAACTAATTACATCTACAACCAAACCGAAAATTCATTTGGTTTAAAATCTAAAACCGAAATAGGTAAAATTAAAACAACTCCAGGTGTTTCATTAACAAATGATACTAAAGAAAAATTAATTGAATGGTTAACTGGTACAACAAAAAATAATAAATTTGATTTTACTGATACCTATCCTTTTACTAATCAAAAATGGATTAAAGAAAATTTGGCAAATAGTACTACAACATCATATGAAAAAGTATATAAAACTAGAAGTACAATTTCTTTTAGTCCTGAATATAAGACATTAACTAACTTTAAAGATATTAATAATTATAATATTAATAGACCAATTACTCATTTCATTTTTAAAACTAATGTTACAGATACTATACCTACTAATGGTGGGCTTAAAACTTATTATAGTAACCGAGTAACTGAATATGATAAACAATTAGTTACTGAGGGTAATTTATATTATTCTGTAACATATAGTGGGGAAGTTTCTTTTGAACAAACTACATCAATATTAAACACACCATATTTTGTAAATGCGATTCAAAAAGGTGTTGAATTACAAAAGAATAAAAATCCATATCCGTATATTAAAGCTGCTTATTTATTTTTGAATAGTTTACCTCTGATTACTGGTAAGGAAAAATTAAAATCATATAGCAACCCAACTCAAACTGAATTTGACTATATTTTTGCAACATTAAAAAAATATGGAGCATTACATAAATTACCATATGCTTGGATTCTTAAAGTAGGATCTATTTGGTATAGATATCAAAAATATGTTGAAGAAAGTGTTGATATTTTAGACGATGTTTGGACAAATTTTGACTACATTAAAAGTTATGACCCAATCACAAATGATAAGAAAGAATATAATTTTTCTGCTGGCACTACTCAATATAATGTTATTTTAGAAAATGATGTAACAACGGCAACCACTATGAACTTGGGATTTTATCCTAAGTTATTTAATGATTTCGCTTATTTTTATTTAGATAAATCAATTATAAAAGATACATATTTGAATGTTGATATACAAGAAGCAATAAATAAAAATGGATTAAATTTTACATTTTCTAGTGATGCAAATATACAATATCCAAAAGGGGTAGACAGTGCTATTACAGATAGAACTATTGATGTTAAAAGTTGGTCTTCGTATATTTCAGCCGAAACAAATACATTTTATTTATTACCATCAGTTGGTAATATTAATCAAACTAAGGCCGAGTGTTTCTTGAATTCTGAAACATCAACATCAGCTAAATTAAAAATAGAAATAACTGGTAATACATCAGTATTTAATGGTTCAGTACGAAATTTTTGGTTAGCACCAAATTTTGGTTATTTTGATAATCAAAATGTTACCAAACCTAGTTATGAAAGTTATATTAAAGAAATTTTACCAAAAGAAGACAAACAACAAAATTTTTCAATTAATGGGGATAATAAAAAATATTCAAAAATGGAAGAATTATTTTCAATTTTTGATATTGAGATTTTAAATTCATTTAGAGATGAATTTTTAAATTTTTCAAAACCTTTAATAAATTTTGCAACAAAATTAAGTGAATCTGAAACACTTAAATTTTATAACTTTCAGTTATTAATGAGAAGTATGATGAAAATTACTACTAATACATCTGTTACCGTAAGTAGTACTAGTGGTGGAGCAAGTAGTAGTAGTGGTGGAGCAAGTAGTAGTAGTGGTGGAGCAAGTAGTAGTAGTACTGGAAATTTGCCATTGAATGAAATTTCAAAACTATCTAAAACACAAGCAACACAAATAAATAATACAATTAAAGGTTTTTTAGAAGAAGATGTTTATTTTGTTTATGGTAACCCAAGTAATTACAATAAAAGATTATTTTATTCATTTTCAAATCTTGAATTAACCGATAAGTTTAAATGGGAAAAATATACAACAACAACACCAAATGTATTCCCTTTAACACCTACTAGTACTATTCAGTATAAAACTGAATTAGATACATTAAAAACTTATGTAGGATTCTCAACAATTAATGAATTAAGTTATAACGGTAATTCATACATTTTTGATTTTTTTATTGATTTCAATGTTGCATTTACGGAACAAAATATTAAAAATTTTGCAACAATAATTAAAATATATGCAACACAAAAATTAAATCAAAATCAATCAAATATTATTAACACAAATCAAGCTTTAAATACCAACTTATTAATTTTCCAAGCAATTCTAAGTGATGGAAAAACATTAGATATTATCCAAGATATATCTAATAAAACTGCAACAATAAAACAATTAGGATTTCCAATAGTGGACAAAAGTTATTCAAATGATAGAGATTTAAATTTTATTAAAAATGATATTTTACAGACACCACCAATAAATGGTACTTTGACGATTACTGAAGTTACATTTGAAGAATCAAATACATTTCCAATAACACCTAATCCATTAACAAATGTTGGCGGTTCTGAGACTTTCAAGACAAATATGGACAATTATTTGAGGGTTAATGAACAATCAATTAATGAAATAATTGATGATTTTTGGCCAAGATTAACAACAATGATTGGTAAAATTGAAAAAACAGAAAAGAAAGTAAATATAAATCAGTTAGATGGTGACCCACAAACTAAATTGGAATTATGGGAAACATTTAAGTCTTTAAATGATAAGTGGATTTCTGGGAATGATTATAAAGCTAAAACTTTATTTGAGGATGTTATGTTAGTTGATAGAGCTAGTAGAAATATTGGTGAAAAAGTTTTGGTTGATATTTTTGGACTTAAAGATATGATTGACCCAAATAAGATAATGTTAACAGTTGATGTTTTATCTTTTGTACAAACAATTATTGAAGCAAATGGTTTTGTTGTTATGACATTACCATCGTATGTTAATTTCTATGGATTACAGAATGTATCAGCTGACGCTAGACCAAAGCCAGAAGGAACATTAGAATTTGCAAATACATTATTTGGGACATTTTTGAATGTCGATTATAGGGAATCTTCATCCAAATTGGTATGTCAATTTGTTGATAGACCAAGTCAATATGTTGATTTAAAAGATAATGTTGATTTTAAATTTAGAGATGACGCTTTTGATATAACACAACAGTCTCAAAACCCATTTGGAGAACAGGCGGTTAATAAAAATGATTATGATAAATCCAATAAGGTTGTTGGTTTTAACGTTGATATTGGAGTACAAAATCAACAAATTTTTAAAAACTTCTCAGTTGGTCAAAACTCAGGACTTGCAACTTCGGAAGCTTTAGAAATATTAAACCAAATGGCTAATCAAGGTGGACATAGAAATGTCGCAACACAAAATATGTCACTTTATTCTGTTTATAAGAATAGAAGTTATACTTGTAACTTATCAATGATGGGTAATGCTTTGATTCAACCAACAATGTACTTTAATTTAAGGTACGTACCAATGTTTAGTGGTCCTTATATGATTACTGAAGTAAACCATTCTATTTCTCCAGGTGAATTTAGTACTGACATTGTTGGAGTTAGACAACCTATCACGTCTTTACCTATTTTAGAAAACTTTTTACAAAGTTTGAGAACTAATTTAATTAAAAGAATTGACGAAACATTACAAACTAATGTTAAAAATTCACCACAATCAAAACCATCAAATATAATTTCTGAACAAAGTGTAGCGGGAGTAAGAGATGGAAATTTTGCAAACACTCAACCAACTCCTGAATGTAAACCAAAAGTTTCACAATATGCAAATTATACTGAAACACCACAAGCTACTAGTCAATCTACGGTAACTTTCTCAGAAATGAAAGTTGCAATATTGGGAAGTATCTCAAATGCTGGAAAAGCACCAAATGAAAAATTGGCTAAAGTCTTATTTAGTTATTTCTTTTTCCAAAATGATGTTGAAAATGGATTTAATGCTAATTTCAATAATTATGGGGGTGTTGATTTACTACAATATTGGGGAGCAAAATCACAATATTTTGAAACTAAATTGGAATATTTTTGTAAAACAACAACAAATACAAGTAATACTACTGGTGCCGTAAGTAGTACTAGTGGTGGAGCAAGTAGTAGTAGTGGTGGAGCAAGTAGTAGTAGTATTGGAACAAGTAGTAATTTACCCAATGAAACAAATACCAACAATACATCAGCTGAAAGTAATAAAGTTAAACCAATGGCAGTTTTTGGAACATTAGCTTTACATACAAGATTTTTTGTTGAATGGTGGGGTAATGATAGATTACGAAGTGTTGATGTAACAAATACTGACGAGAATGTTGTAGTTGAAAGTATTGCAAAATTTATTATTAATAACAGAGACCCATCAAAAATTATACAACCAAATGATGATTCTTTCTTTAACAAATTTAAAGAGAACCAAAAAACTGATTATGAAAAGTTAATAAGTAAAATTAAAAAAGCTTTAGTAAAATATAATGCTTCGTAATGAATAATTAATAAACTTGTAATATTTATAATAAAAGAAACTATGAGTGTAAAAAATCTATTAGAAAACTATTTAGGTAGAAAAACCCAAACAACTGAAAAAGATATGGGTGATGGAACTAAACAAGTTTGTGATTTACAAACTGGTGAGTGTTATACAGTAAGAATGAAAGATGGTCTTATTGAAAGAGTTGATAATACATTAAAAACAAATAAAAAAATTCAAGTTGAAACTACAACTGGAATAAAACAATTATTAAATGGTTAATACGATGAGTATAGATAAAAAAATACTTAAGGAAATTTATAGATTTAATCAAATCAATAATTACATTGTGGAACAAGAAGTTGCTCCACCACCTCCTGGTGCTGACGCTGGGATTGGAACGCCTCCACCACCTCCTGGTGCTGACGCTGGGATTGGAACGCCTCCACCACCTCCTGGTGCTGACGCTGGGGCTGGAGCACCTCCACCACCTCCTAGTGCTGACACTGGAATTGAACCAAAACCTGTAGATATTGAAACTGATCCTGAAGTTCAAAAAGTTGATGATGAAAATAAAAAGGAAATCAAAGTAACTGATTTAGTTAAAGGTCAAAAATCTGTTGAAGAAAAACAAGAACAATATTTTGAATCATTATTTAATCATCTAAACGATTTGGAAGGGAAATTATCAGCAATGGATGGTATTATAGATAAATTAAACTCAATAGAAACAAAAATTGAAAAATATAGAGTTAAAACACCTGAAGAAAAATTAGAATTAAGAACTTTAGATTCAGGTCCTTTTAATCAAAAGTTATCACAATTCTTTGATGATAAAGAACAAGAAATGGAAATATCAGGAAAAAATGATTATGTATTAACTTCAGATGAAATTGAAAGTTATTCACCAAATGAAATTAAAAGAAGTTTTAGAGATTTTGGGGATGATGAAATGACACCTGAAAATGATGTTTCAAAATTCAAAAAAATATACTAGAACTTTATTTGACAAACTCACGGCTGACACTTATTATTGTGTATAATATTTTATAATCAAAAACTTTTTAAAACATGGCGACAAATCCTTTAGATGCGATTTTGGCTCAGTACGAGCAATCACAAAAATCAAGTACAAACACTAACAAAATGTCTCAAGATGAGAGAATGAAGAAATACTTCGCAGCTCTTCTTAAAGACAATGAAAAACAAGGACAAAAAAGATTAAGAATTTTACCAACTAATGATGGAACTTCACCTTTTAAAGAAGTGTGGTTCCACGAAATCCAAGTTGATGGTAAATGGCAAAAGTTTTATGACCCAGGAAAGAACGACAATGAACGTTCACCACTATCTGAGGTATATGAAGAACTTATGGCAACTGGTAAAGATGCTGACAAAGAACTTGCCAAACAATACAAACCTCGTAAATTTTACATCGTTAAATTAATTGACCGTGATAACGAGCAAGATGGTGTAAAATTTTGGAGATTTAAACACAACTACAAAAACGAAGGTATATTAGACAAACTAATTCCTATCTTCCGTGCTAAAGGTGATGTAACTGATGCTGAAAAAGGTAGAGACATTATCCTTGAAATGACTAAAGCCAAAACACCAAAAGGTGCTACATACACAGTTATACAAACAATTATGTATGATGACCCAGCACCAATTCACACAGATAAATCAACTGCTGATGGTTGGGTGAATGATGAATTAACTTGGGCTGACGTATATTCTAAAAAACCAGTTGAATACTTGGAAGCTATTGCAAAAGGTGAAACACCAAGATGGGATAGTGAAAAAGGTGGTTATGTATATGGAAACTCTGAAGCCGCCGAAGTCTCTTTTGGAGGAAAATCTACACCTTCTTATGAAGACCCACAAGCTGACTTTGATGCTGATGGTGACCTTCCGTTCTAAAATTATTATCTAACATAAGCCCCATTTTTTTTAATGGGGTTTTTTAACACTTTTATGATTAACTCAGAAAAACTATACTTAGCTCTTATGGAAAAATATGAGCTTGAACTTTTAGAAAGCGAAAAAACATTGTTAATGTATTTCAGAAATCCAATAGATGAATT